GGCATACCCTCTAATATAATAATGGCGTCATCATTGTAAAAATCGTCTTTTAGCTTTAAGTAATAATACTTTTTATCATCTGCCACCTAATCACCTCCATTATGTATAGTTTTCTATACTTTTTAATTAAAAAAATAATATTTACTCTTGCACCTCCTCAATTATAAAAACCTCTGCGTACTGTACACCAAACTCCAGCGCCTCATCATGATCATTAAAATATACATCTATTCTCTTATCCTTAATAGCTCCACCACAGTCCATAGCCTTATACTCTTTACCATTAATAAGTAATACCGTTCCATAAGGTATAAGCGTAGGGTCTACTGCTATACTATAATCTGCTATAAGCAGTTCGCCACTTGCACCATATACAAGCTCATTACCAGCGCTGTCTACAGGTCTATCTTTAGCCCATTTACCACAGCATTTACTACAGCTACAATAGGCTGTTAACCTAAACTCACCTATACTTACAGGCTCTGGCTCTGTAGGTGTCTCTGTTACAGTATCAACCTCTACAGGCTCTACTATAGCCGTTTCCTCAACTGACTTTATAGTGGGCTCTGTAGCAGAATCTGCTATAGGCTCTACTGCTGCCGACTTTCTCATACTAAGTAACAAGATTAATAGAGTTGTTATAAAAGCTGTTAAAATTATCTTCTTATCCACATTTCTCCTCGCTTTCCTTTTGTTCTTTAATAGTTGCTTTAATCTTAATTTGTTCCTGTGCCTCTAATAATTCTATTAAGGTCTTTAAAATATCCGCTCCATTCATATATGTACCTCGCTAGTATAGTTTTCTATACTTTTTCAACAAAAAAATATAAATGTGCGTCAGTCATAGGTATACCTAATAACTCACAGGCTTTATATATCTCTGGCGTTTTCCACGGCACAACATTATTAAGACGCTGGTTAAGAGCTGTATAGCTCATTCCCATAGCCTCAGCAAAAGCCTCCTGAGTATCAAATACCTCTTTAATTTTTAGTTTTAACTTTTTGTAATCAAAACTCACTTTGTCCACCTCCTTAATTTTGGTATAGTTTTCTATACCTCACAAGAGACATTATATTAATATAATTTTTAATTGTCAAGCATAAAATATAGAAAATCTATATTTCTTGTATAGTTTTACGGTTAAAATGTTGCTTTTTCTATACTTTTGTGGTAAATTAGATTTATTCTCATAAGGAGGGAAAATAATGGATAAACATGAAAGAAAAAATAGAATAGAGGAGGCGCTTAATATAAGGGGAATTAAACAGATCGAACTTGTAGAAAAGACTGGATTAAAAAAAGCCTCAGTTAATCACTGGGTTAAACAGCGTTATCAACCAAAGCAAGATTCAGTATTTAAAATGGCTAGAGTGTTAGACGTGTCTGAAATGTGGTTAGCTGGTTATGATGTACCAATGGAAAGACCTAAAGCACAGGTTAAAATGGATGAGCTGGCTAAAGTGTTTAACATCATAAGAAAAGATGAGCAGTTAAAAAACTTAGTAGTAAATATATCTAAGTTAAATGAGGAACAATTAAACACCGTAGAGAGTATAGTGAGTGAATTTAGCAAGGTTAACAGTCTGGGCTAAGCAAACTGAGGATTAGATATAAAAGCTCAATATCTTCACAATTACTTAATAATTCAGTTATTAGTTTGATAGTATTTTCACGTTCTGTCATACTATAATACCTCCATTTTTAATTTTTACGAACATCTGTTCTAATAACTATTTATATAATAGTATTTTTAGTATAAATTTGCAAGCACTTTATTATATTCAAATAATTTAATTTACAAATAAGAAAAACATATCAAGGAAATGTAAAAAAGGAGTAAAATTATGTCAATAATAAGAGTAGCCTGTTATATTAGGGTATCAACACAAGAGCAAAAGTTACACGGTATCTCACTAGACGCTCAAAGAGAAAAATTAAAAGAATATGCAGAAAAGCACGGTTTCATAATAATAGAATGGTATGAGGATGAGGGAGTAAGTGGACGTAAATTAATTAAGAGACGTCCAGCACTCCAGCGTATGCTTAATGACGCTAAAGCTGGTAAGTTTGACCGTATTATATTTATTAAATTAGACCGTTTCTTTAGGTCTGTGGCTGAGTATCATGAATGTATGAAATATATTGACCCAGTTATATGGACAGCTACAGAGGAAAAATATGACCTCTCTACTGCTAACGGCAGAGCTTTTGTTAATATGAAGTTAACTATAGCTGAGTTAGAGGCTGATCAGACTGGAGAACGTATAGACTTAGTTAACGAGTATAAGGTTAAGACTGGACAAGCTCTTACTGGCGCTCAAAGTCAAGGCATAGGATATACTGTAAAAAAGGACTCTGAGGGTATAAAAAGGGTTGTAAAAGATAAAAAATATGAGGCTTTTGTTACAGACTTTATAAATCACTTTTTAACATACCAGAACAAAAAACAGGCTTTCGATTACGCAACCGATAAGCACAATGTAAAAACTTATTATAACAGTATGAGCAAATTATTAACTGATACTAAAATATATGGTCATTACAGAGGTAATGATAAATACTGTGAGCCTTATATAAGTAAAGAATCTTTTGAACAGATACAGCAGATATTAAGCAAAAATATTAAGTCTACACCCTCAAAAAATGTATACTTATTTACTGGTCTTATACCGTGCCCTCTTTGTGGTAATAATTTAACATCTACTTTTAACGGCAGCAAAAAACCAATAATTAGTTACAGATGTAATACGTATAGCGTTCAAAAACACTGTACTTTTAAGTATCGCCCTAATGAGAAAAAAATAGAAACGCTGTTACTGGAGAATCTTAATAAATATATGACGTCTTATATAGAGACCTCGAAAATAGAGGACGCAAGAATACAAGATACTCACGCCTCAGACAAAATAGTAGATATTAAGGCTGAAATGGAGCGAACTACTAAAGCATACCGTAAAGGACGTATTACAGAGGCAGAATATGATAAAGAGTATGAGGAACTGGAGACAAAATTAAAAGAGTTAGAAAGTCATTTAGAACCTATTTTAGAGCGTGACCTAACTGTATATGAGGAATTACTTAAGAGCAACTGGCAAGATTTATATTATGCTCTTACCAGAGAAAACAAAAGAGCTTTCTGGAGAAAATACTTAAAGGCTATTAAAGTCAATAAAGACGGTACTTTTCAGCAGCCTATATTTTTTTAGGCTGTTGTTGTACTAACATCATAGCTCCATTTGGAGCTATGTTATTAGTACAACAATTAGTAAAAGTAATAAAAGCCCTATTTCTAGGGCTTTTTTGTTTATTTTATGTATCTTACAAAAATCTCACAGCCGTAATTTGTTCTGCTGCCGTCATCTAGTTTATTACCGCCATATATGTCACAGTTAATATTATCACGCTTATACTTTTCCTCATACTCTAAAAATGTCTGTACATGATCACTAGGTATATTTCCTATAATCTGGTCATTAATTTTTATATACACAGCGTCTCTACCCTCGTATAAATAACGCTCAAAATTTACTGTTTCTGGTGTTTCATCCCCCCATTTAAAAGCTCTCAGTATTGCCTGTCTGGTTTTTCTGCCATTTTTAAATGTAACACCAGCCGCTTTAAAGGATAAGAATATATAAGGGCTTTCTTTTTTCTCCACTGCTGCCGCTTTTGTATTTGTAGTTTGTGGTTCACCTTTTAATAAATTATCTAATCTTTTTTGAGCCGCGGCCTTTTCTTGCAAACCATTTTTATACGCTTTATTAGTACTCCATCCTAAAAATATAAGAAATAGACCTAATAGTAAAAGAGGTATAAAAAATAGCCCCATCAGAGAGAATAGTATACCAGTTACAAAAAATGTTACTCTGTTTATTTTTAAGTTGTTTAATTCTTTATCTGTCATATATGACCTCCTGATCTTTTTTATTTACATATTATACCAAAATAGTAAATAGGTCAATATAAAAGAGGAGGACGCTAATTAAAGCGCCCTCGTTTACTTACATCATACCAGCTTTATTTTTAGCTATAGTACCTCTTATATTACTGATACCAGATACTACTATCATAGGCAGCTCACTTATTAAGTCAGTACAACTTAATACGCCTCCACCAGTCCACTGTAATATAGAGTTTGTCTGATAAAAGCCACCTCTGGCTAATGTAGGAGCATTTACACCGTACAATACGCTCACACTATTAGTGCTAGACTGTCCTAATATAGCGCTCTGTTTTGCTGAGTCACCAGTATAAGCGTAATACTCACCACCATATACTCTTATCAACGCCTGATCAGACGGTAAAAAACAATATGTATTTTCAGTTATATTAGCTACGCTACCTCTACAGTTAAAAAACGTACCATTTAAAGCTATAAGACTATTAAGATAACCATTTAACCAGAATCTACAATTTTCAGCGTATATAATGCCACTAGAGGCGTTAAATATTCTTACTATAGTACCAGCTGTAGTATTGCTTGCAATAACATTAGCTCCTATAATGCTAACATTATACAATGTATAAAATATTATAGTGCACTTACCACTTTCTATAGTAGGGTTAATTTCTGTGCAATTAGTAAAGTCTAGTATTACCCTCCTATTACTCTCTACATTAAAATCAAACACGCCATAAGGGTTAGTAGTGCTACCAGTTCCTCTTGTTATTCCCTGACACCCCAACTTACCTACAATATTTAATTTCATGTACATATTATTAGTGCCACCGCTTAAAAACTCCTTAACGATATTAGATATATAAACATTGTCATTAATACCATTACACCTATAAACAAAATCACCATTATTTTTAATATTAAAAATCATAAAAGCACCTCCATACTATCAATATTTAATTATCATTAGTATCTTAGTGCTTTTTATCTTAGTACCTTATTTAATTTTATCTTTTGTAATATATACTAAACTCCCATATGTACTATTTTTACTGTCACTGCCTCAGTAGGTATAGTGTCAGCTGTAAATACAAGAGTATTAGTGTCCTGACTTGTTAACTGTATATTATTTATACTGTATGTAGTAACTGATTCAGGCTCACAAAAAACCGTTTTAGTGGCTGTCATACCTGTAACAGTTACAGTAGCGTTATAACCGTTATCAGCAGTTTTCCAGTCACCTACTGCTATAGTGCGTGTTGAGCTTACAGGCATGGCGTTAACTAACACAGCCTCAGTGTTTTCGTTAATTAAATCTTGCAGTTTTCTAAACCACTCATTAAATAAAGCCTCCCACTGAGTCCATAGAGTAGAGCTGTTAAGTTGCTCTATTAGTCCAGTCACCCAGCCACATAATGACTCATCAGCTCTAGTATCTGTTATGTCACTGTTTGTAATTGCAGTAGCTCCAGCTTTAATATAAACATAAGCTAATCAATATTCATTTACTGAGCTTGTACGTGTCATAGTAGGTTTAACTGGTGTGGTGGCATATTCGCTATATTTCACGTATAATACAGCGTCTCTTACACTGTCTGTATCATCCACTCTAACGCATATAGCAGCATAACGGTTAAGTGTTACATCTGCGTCCTCCAGAGTGATCAAATACGCTGTATCATTATTAACCCAGTGCTTATTAAACCAGCCACGTCCTGTAGCTACCTGTATAGTCATCCCATTATTAGGCTGTACCGCCATCTTATCACCAACAGACTCATATACACCATTAGTAATTAAGCCCTCAAATATTTCGCTCATTTGTCGAGCGTTATACACTCTGTCACCATTAACAGAGTTAAAAAAGCCACTTGTCCACATTTCTTAGCACCTCCTACATATTAAATTGTGGAATAAGTTTTACACCTGAGTCATCAGCTGACTCAATGGCGCTCAATACTCTTACATCCTTACTTATACCGTATTTATTTTTCACTGTAACTATATCACCTAAGTAAAAGTCCTCACCATATTTAAAGGCTATATCTGTTAAGACTTCTCCACTAAAGCCCTCTGTTATAGAAAGCTCTGCTATTTTTTCCAAACCTCGCTCCTGTAACAGATTAATATAGGTATCTGTGTCTATTTCGTTCTCAGTTCCTACATTCTGGCTAACGTCTCTAGCGTCCACAAACGTCTCAAACCTATCAAGACCTGATATACTGTTATTAAGTGTGGTAAAAGTACGTGCCGTACCCTCACCTTCGCCACCTATTAAAGCACAGTTTGCGTAGTTTTCCGTAGCACGCTCATAAGTTGAATTGGTAATATTGTCAAAGTCATCACTAAATATTACATAAGGTCTGGCTGTCTGGCTATATGACCTATCTACACCAGCATATAATATAAATACCAGAGAGGAATTAAATATATATACTTCCCAACCATAATTATAAGCTGTGCATATTTCTTTAATGACCTCATCTAAATACCCACCAGTTTCCTGTTTGCTGATTTTATCAGTTAATCCAGCTGTAGCGCCTAGCATAAGAGTAGGTATTACTCTATTACTATCTGTAGGACTTATAGCATTTTCATTAACTAACTTACGTATAGCGTTTTCTACCGTGCCTGTTAAGTTAGACTGCTGCCACACTATACGCTGGTGGAGTAAAAACTTAAGCTCTTTGCCTGTATAGGTTAAATAGTCTCCTGATTCTACACCAGTTTCTAATTTAAGCCCTTTATTAATCATTACTTTCTGGTAAGTAACATTACCTGAGTCATCTACTGATATATCAGTATCTCTTACTAAATAATAACCCTCTTTTAAAAGCTCTACAGCCTCAGAGGTAGCGTTAATATATAACTCAAAATCACCCACCTCATAATAGGCTGGTCTCCAGATGACGCTTATATAATCATCCACTACGCCCACTAAGTTAAATGATTTGTCTAATACATGAATTATCATTTTACACACCTCCATATAATAAAGACGTCCTAAATGATAACTGCATATTAGAGCTACCACTATCAGCTCCATAAGTAAATACATTATCACCAACACTAAGAGTAAACCACTTGCTATCTGCGCTCATATAGCCCATTATATTAGAGCTGTTGCCATCTCTAATAAGAGTTATGGACTTTTTACCCACGTTAGTATTAATAATGACCTGATCACTTGCCTGTAGTGTCATATTAAGCATAATATGTGTACGTTCAAATACATCATATATAACAGGGTTAACAACCTCACCTATAGCGTACAGGGTAATAACAAGTCCTGTATCTACATCACCTGTATTAATAATAGATTTACGAATGTTAGCAGTTATAACGCTAATCTCTGTACCGCTCTCTGGTATAGAAAATGGAAACGAAAACAAGGCGCTAATCTCATTAAAATAACTTATAAGCTCATCTATAGCTTTAAAATATGGTTGTGGACATATAAGGCTTATCTGCGCTCTCTGTTTTTCTGCGAACAGATCACACTCTATCAGTTCTACCTCACCCTCTATATATACGTCTCTTGTATCATTCTTATAATAGAGTGTCACAGTCTTTTTTAGAGGGAAATACTTATATAAGTTAATACGATTCTTTTCTACGTCACCCTCTATAGTTGTATAAATAACTATATTACGGTCATTTACGCTCTTACTATTTACAGTGCTGCCATCAGAGGTAGCATTTTTAGAACTGTTAATAGTTACAGCTGGAGGCTGTAAGCCCTCAATCTTATACACTATATAATTAGGGTTAGAGGATAAATTTAAAATCTCTCCATTATGATTTTTTACTTTAAGCGTATACATTTTAAGCACCTCCAGTATAACCTAGCAAATTTTTACTCTGTCTGTAAATATCAAGTCTGCTCAGCTGCTTAGGGCTGTTAATAGTCTGGCTATAATTGTTATTTATAACTGTATTACTTGTGTTACTTCTCACATTATAAATACTCTCTAAGCCCATTTCCTTTACTAAGTCTGCTGCCAGCTTTCTCATCCAGCCTGTATTATTTTCAAGAGGTAACACTGCCTCCCTACCAGCCTCACCTATAATAGCGTTAGTAGCTCTCCTAGCTATACCACCCTTAGCTAATAAAGGTATTTCTGGTATACTTATGGTACTTATCCAGTCAAAAGGTTTTATTTTAGCTATTTCAATTTTTTTGAGTTTCTTTAACGCCTTGTTAATTCCCTCGAATGGAATTGAAACAACCTTATTAATTCCTTTAATTATTGAATTAACAATAGCTTTAAAAGCTGAAACTATACCGTCTTTAATACCGTCAAAAATTTTGCCACCAGTTGAAAAGATATTTTTCACAGCCGTCCAAGCGTTA